GTGGCTATGCCTGCTGGGTGTGCCGTCGCTGCTGATCGCGGCGATGCTGGCCATGATCCGGCATCTGGCGACGCAGATCAAGCATGACCGCGCGGACACTGCGGCGACCAAATTGGGCGTACAGGCTTTGCTGCGGGCGCAGATGATCGCAGATTACAACAAATGGCATGATCGGGGTTACGCCCCGATCTATGCCCGACAAAATTTCGAGAATTGCTGGAAACAGTATCATGCGCTGGGAGTCAACGGCGTGATGGATGATATTCACAGCAAATTTTTGCAGCTACCGACAGAAAACTGAAAGGGGTATACATATGGATTTTGGTATTGCATCTGTGGCGGCGATCACCGCCATCGCGTATCTGGTAGGCATGGCAGTTAAGGCCACCAATGTGGCAGACAAGTGGATTCCTATTATCTGCGGCGTGATCGGGCTGGTGCTCGGTGTGATTGCATGGATGATGGGTGTGCCCAGTTACCCAGCCGATAACTGGCTGGACGCTGCGGCTGTCGGTATCGTTTCCGGCTGGGCGGCAACGGGACTTAATCAGTCGATCAAGCAACTGACGGATAAGTGA